CTCCAACCGCTACACCTACTCCAACACCGACACCTACTCCAACCGCTACAGCGACTCCTACAGCGACACCGACACCAACCGCTACAGCGACTCCTACAGCGACACCTACTCCAACCGCTACACCTACTCCAACACCGACACCTACTCCAACCGCTACACCTACTCCAACACCGACACCTACTCCAACACCTACCGCAACACCGACACCAGAAACATTAACCCCAACCATCACTCTGACTGAGGTTATTTTCACTCCCACTCCTGAGACAATAACTAATACGCCCAACACTGTTTTCACCCCTACTTTTGTAACTCCTACTCACGAGCCAACACATACAGTCGTTACCTTCACTAATACTCCCTGGACCCCGACCTATCCGACTCCAGAAACGATCACTCCGACTCCAACAATTGCTCCAACTTCAACCCCAGTAACCGATACTCCTTTCACTCTTTTTACTTCGTCCCCATTCACCCCAAGTCCGACTCCAGAAACTGAAACTCCAGAAACTGAAACCCCTGAAACTGAAACTCCTTTCACCGAACCAGTTGACACACCTTTCACCCCAAAGCCCCCTAAGATCCCAAGGCTTTGCCTCACGAAAGATACTCTAATAACTCTTGCGGATTCTTCTCAAAAGACGATAGATAAAATTAAATCTGGAGATAGCATAAAATGCTTCAGTAAAGATTCTGTATTAAAAGAAGACTTCTCTAAAACCGAAACTACTTTGGTTAAATCGGTTAAAAAATCAAAAAGCAAAAGTGTTTTTGAAATAACATTTCAAGGAGGAGTTAAGGTAAAATCAACAGAGGATCATCCGTTTTATGTACTGAATAAAGGTTGGAGCTCAATAAGCCCATCTAAATCGAAATCTAAATATAGAGATCAAGGGGATTTGCATTCTTTCTCCAAACTGGAAGTCAATGATTTTTGCGTATTTAAAGAGGGTGATGGAGAATGGGAGGAGTTTGCAATCATTTCTATTGAAAGGTTAGATAAGAGAGAGAGGTCTATTTTCACTTTAGAGCTTTCTTCAAAAAATAATTTCCTTGCAAACAATATTTTAGTTCATAATAAAACATGGTATTGGTGGTGGGCGATGGGCGGGGGAGGATGGAGACAAGCTCAAGCTACAGATGGAAGAAACCCCGTAATAGCTCAGTGTGGAAAAAATTGCATACCAATAATACCAGATAACGGCTATTGCGAAGGAAGGGTTTTTACTCAATTATTTAATCCAGTAGAGGACGAAGTTTTGGGTTGCGGACCTCAGGAAACGGGAAGGCAGTTTACTGTCAAATCTTGCCTCTATCGAGGGAGATGCGTAAAGCACCCTTACCTCGGCAGCAAATCTGGATGCGGAACTTTCGGCTCAAAGAATCCCGATCCAGTGATTGTTAATGGGGTAGCGAACACAGATTGTGTGCAATTATTTAGAGCAGGAATTGGTGTTAATTTTGAGGATGTTCCAAGAATCAAAGGGCTAAGAAGCAACTTGAGAACAGCGGGTAATTTAAATATGTGCCCTATGCCAATAGATTGCGGATTTAGAGGGGATCCAAGAGATAACCCTACCGTTATTGGGCCAAACCCTCCCAAATACATTAATGGAAGGCGAGTACGTACATACATAGCTGCTTGTGAAGTTGCCGCCCGCAATGGAATGAACATAACATCTCTATCTACTTCAGTGTGGGACGGAGGCAAGCGCTTTAGCGCTAGGCTCAACAAATGGGTAAAGGTGAAAATTCAAGCTAGAGATTGCTTTAGTAAATATTGCTCCGAAGAGATGCCTGATCATTACTGCAAGGATGATATATATGGACCTAATGAAAACGGAAGGGGGGCGCCTGGTACCCCTGATTCATGTTGGGTAAAAATACCTAACCCACAGACTAAAGAGTTAAACTTTAGCCCTAAAGGGGGCAATCCTGCATTTAAAGTTGCGGGAGAATGGGTAACAACAAGAGGCTGGAGGTCTAAAGATCCATCTCCAAGATGCCCACTTTTAGAATCTACATGTGGAATAGAAGTTATATATCGACTCCAAACAGAAAATGGAGTTATAATAAGGCTGGATAAGGCGCCCAGAGGAGGAACTTTAGTCGGAGGACAAGTCGGATGCTGGAAGACGACAATTACTTATATTTGCGGCCCTAATCCTTCTGTCGAAATCGGGCCTTTTGAAAACCTAAAAGTCGCCGCCCTTTTAAATTTTCCAAATGGAGCTCCAGCTCACATGCGTCAAAAAGTAAGGCCTCATCCTTTTCTCCAAACAATAATAAAAGACGTCAACCCACCTCCCAACGCAATATTTCGACCAGCAAAACACCCAACTAATGTTGTTAGGGTGGATAAAAACTTCAAAGGGACTCTTGATGTCCCTCATCCAAGAGATGAACTTTATTTCCTAGGCATGGGTGATGCTCCTTGCATTTACTCAGGAGTAATGAAAAAACAAGCGGGAGGAAAATTTATGGGGCTAAAGAGCAGGGAAATTACCGTACCCAGTTTGTGGAACAATCAATTGTGCCCCCAAGGAGCAGTTGTAGCTCTAAGTCCATCCTCTCAAAACCAAAGCAATGCCTCTAGCTCCAGTCTGTTCGCAAGAGATAATAATTTATTTCACGCCCTAGGGGAAGAGGAAGAAAGATGCCTGGGGGGTGAGACTATACACGTAAAAGTTCCTTCCTCTCAGGATGCTAGCGACTTACCTGCTATAATAGATTATGACGGACAATGCTATCTAAACGAGGGAAGCAAGAAAGTCAACAATTTTGGAGTTCAATTCAAAAAAGACAATTTTCAGTTCAAGAATAAAAAAGCATATAATAATTCAGTGCTTATAGAGCTTAGTCCAGATCAAGTTATTCCAGTTACAGACATAAATGAGTGCTGCAACCCTCCTACTCCTACAATATACCCAAGCTCCGATGAATCTCAGGCCTCTTTCGAAAGCTCGGCGAAGCCTGTTAATTTAGAATTACTAGATATACCTATCCCGACACCCACGATTTCAGAATAAATTTGAATTGATTTCTTTTTTAAGTATGATAGATAAGTGAAGCATCTTTGTGTCGTAATAGCATTTAAAAATTCCTGCGAGTATAGATTAAGAAACTTATCGTTCTTAAAGGACTGTCTCTCGGGGCAATCTCTTGATGTTATAATTTGCGAAGAAACTGAAGACAATGTTGTTTCTGAATTTCAACAAGAAAACATCAGAACAATTCAAGTTCCAGCAAAAAAAGATTTTAATAAATCGAGATTATACAATATAGCATGCGAAGATATTGACTGTGATTATATATTATTTTTAGATGCTGATGTTTTTTTAAATTTCGACGAAATCTTAGAGGCTTTAAAATCCTATAAAGGAGAGTTGGCAAAACCTTTCGACACAACATTTTTATTGAATTCGAATTTAACAGAAAAATTTTTAAAATTGGAATTGGAGCCTGAAGATTTAGCCGATAGTAATCGCTGCTCTTTTTGGGGAAAGCATGCGATATTAATATCCAAACGCCTTCTTGAAGAAAAAGGGGGGTTTGATGAGTCTTTCGAGGGATGGGGATGGGAAGATCTCGATTTCGTAAATAATCAATTGCGAGGTCACGAACCTGATGTATTTAATTTTACGGCACTTCACTTATATCATTCTCCAGCAAAAAAACACTTAGAAAGAAAAAATTATTTTCTATACAAAAACAAACTAAACAACGGGCTTAAAAAAATAAGTTTTTGTACAGGGGTGAAGAATAGGCTCAGTCAATTAAAGAAAACATTATTCGAAAACTTAGAATCAAACCTAGAGAACTCTAAAGATATAGAATTCATATTAGTCGATTTCGATTCTAATGATGGTTGCTCGGAATGGGTCATTGAAAATTGCCAGAATTACTTATCTTCAGGTTTTTTAAAATTTTTTAAAATTACTAACTTCCCATATTGGCATGCTTCTATATGCAAGAATACTTGCCATCTTCTTGGAGAAGGCGAGGTTTTAGTTAATTTGGACTGTGATAATTTCACAGGAATTAGAGGTGGCGATAAATTAATTAATATATTTAAAGATCAAAATATAAAATTAATTCATCAATGGTGCAGAAGAGAGTGGTTTAGCGGAAACTATGGGAGAGTAGGTGTTAGGAGAGAATTTTTCTATGAACTAGGCGGCTACAATGAGTCTTTATACAACATGGCTTATCAAGACACAGACTTGTTAGAAAGATCCAAATTAATTTTCCCAGAGGGGGTTTTTAATTTCCCTCACTCAGATTACAATGAAGCTATAAAAAATAAAAAAGAAGAATCTATAAAGAATATCCCTCAAGAGCTTAAAGACAGAGGTTTTGACTGGCTTCATAATCAAAACAAGTCCATCTCAGAACAAGACATTTTAAAACATAAATCAATAGCTAACAATGGTCAAAACTTGCATCTGTATGAAAAGATTTTAGCTTACGACCCCACTAGCTCTAAATTCGTAAGACTTTGTTCTTGACTTTCTTGAAAAAAAATGAGATAATAAGCGAATTGAAACCTACAGAAAGAAAAAAAATAATAGAAAGATTACTTATTGTTCCAAAGCTTAACAAAAGAGCTTTTTGGGCAAAAGAAACTAAATTCTTAATGGAGCTTATTGAAAAATTTCCAGATTTAAACTTTTGGAATAAGATAAAATTACCTAAAAAGTATGATAGCCTATTAGCCTTAAGGGGAGACTGGGGAAAAACCTTCCTAAAAAATAAATATTTAGACTTTAACTATATAATACCAGAGAAGGAAGAGATAAAGTTGGGAGATAAAGTGGGAGAAGATAAAATTATAAACAAGAAACCTAAAACAATAAGAGACTTTTTAAAAGATGAGTGATACATTACAAAAAATAACGAGCTTCCTAGAAGACAAAAAAAATAAAGATTTCCATTATAATAATTACGAAGAGGAGGAGTATAAAATTTCTTCAGGGAGTATAAATTTAGATTTAGCCTTGGATGGAGGTCTACCTTCTGGAGCTCATAGATTCACAGGGATAAATGAGGGCGGAAAAACTAGCTGCGCCTTAGCGTTTGCTAGAAACTTCCAAAAACATTTCAAGAAAAGGGGTATGGTTATCTATGTAAGAGCTGAAGGTAGATTGTCTCCAGAAATATTAAAAAGAAGCGGGATAAATACTGACCCAGAGTCGTTTTTTAGATTTGATTGCAATGTGTTTGAAAAAGTTTTTGAATTAATTCGAATGCTGGTTTCTGAAAATAGCGAGGGTAAGAAATATTTTTTTGTAATAGATAGCGTTGACGCTCTATGCAGATTAAACGATGTAAACAAGCCGTTCGAGGAAAGCGAACAGGTAGCAGGCGGAGCTCTAGTAACTTCAGTATTTTTAAAAAAGATGGTTCTGCCTATTACAAAAATGGGACACACGATGATATTAACTTCTCAAGTAAGAGTTGAAGTTTCCTCAAATCCATATGCATCCAGAGGTGGACCTAAAGCCAAGCAAGCGGGAGGTAATGCCGTAAAACATTACTCCAACTTTATCTTGGAGTTCCAAGAAAGGTATTCCACTGATGTCATATATCCTAATGCTAGCGCTTCCAGGATCGAAGATAAAGGCAATCCAATTGGCCACTTTTGTAAAATAGCTTTTAGAAAAAGTATTAATGAAAAAACAGGTGCTATAGTTAGATATCCAATTAGGTACGGCCAAACATTAGGAAACAGTGTTTGGGTGGAAAAAGAGATAATAGATATGATGAAACTTTGGGGCTATATAGATCAAAAAGGGGCGTGGATTTCTTTCGATAAAGAAATTGTAGACAAATGTAAAGATAAAAAAATCGATTGCCCAGAAAAAATCCAAGGAGAAGCTAAGCTTACAGAATTTATAGAAAAAAATGTGAAATTTAAAGATTTTATTTTATCATATATTAAATCGAATTTTTAAAATGAGTTCAAAGAAGATAGTTAAAAATAAAAGAGCCCCACAAAAACAAACAAAAGCTGGAAAAGTAAATAAAAGCGAGATCATTCTATCTAAGTGGGAGGGTAGATTTGGAAATCGTATGCATCAATATGCCTATGGAGCCAGCTACGCAAAGAAGAATAACTTACAATTAGTATTGCCGTCTGACTGGGAGGGCTCTAGCTTATTCAAAAATCAACCTCATATAGTTTCGAACGATGGCGACCTTAGGCTGTTTTTGAATCAAACAAGCAAGCAAACTCAAAATTTCCAACACAGAAGTGAGGCTATATCTTCATATTCAAAGAAGCATGGGAAGAACATAACCTATTTAAACCCCTCGGACAAAAAAGAGGTGTGGAATAAACGCAAAAATGTTTGGTATGATTCAATATGCTGTTATCATAAATGTATATTTGAAGGTCTATCTAAAAATTTCTTAAAGAACGAATTGTTTGAATTTAGCGATGAAATAAAATCTCTAGACATATACAAAAGATTAGAAGAAAGGCAGGGTAAATATGACATAGCTCATTTAAGAAGAGATGACATTTCTTCAATAAAATATGAGACTAATTATGGGTATTCTGTTATTTCAAAAAAATCTTACGAAGATGCATTTAAGAAGTATGGATATGATCCAGAATCAATAGAGTGGACTACAGATGACTGGACTGGAAACTGGGGAGTGGGTAAGCCAAGTGACAACGACTGGTTCTCAAGAAGGGGTTCTTGGCGTTACCCAGAAGGCTCAGAAGTGATTCCTGATGTGGTTTTTGATTGGCTGCCAGACTTCCTTAGGATTTACTTCGCTAGATCTGTGTTTAGAGCTAATTCCTCATTCAGTTGGTGGGCTTGTTTATTAGGGAATCAAAAAAACATTTACTCCCCGATTTTAACAGAAAGAAATATATATTCTGGGTCAAAAGGTTCAGGGCAAGAGACTAAATTTGAATTTATTAATAATAATAATCCTCATTGGTTGATCTTAAAAGGAGAAGAGTGTGATGAAATAATTATTCCTGACTAATGAATGATTATGTAAAATATATAGTAAAGTCGGTAAAAAAAGAAACTAAAAAAAAGATAATTAGTTTTTCTGTTTATGGCGAAGATTCAAAATATCTTCTTGGAGCTATAAAAAATGTAGATGTTGCCAAAAAATATTACCCAGATTGGATTTGTCGATTTTATTGCAGTCAAGACTTAAAAGACTTATCTTCTTTATGCGAAAAAGATTGTGAAATATTAGTTGTTGACTCAAAAATCCCCCCAATGTTCTGGAGGTTTTTAACAGCAGACGATCCCGATGTAGATGTTTTCATATCAAGAGATACTGATTCTTTAGTTAACCCAAGGGAAGCGAAAGCCGTAGAAGAGTGGCTGGGTTCTAGGTGCAAAATGCACACAATGCACGATGCTGATTTTAAGGGCGGTCATTTCTCAGCAGTGATGGGCGGGATGTGGGGGTTGAAACTACCAGTTGATTTTAATATGTCCGAATCTATAGATATATTTACTCGTAAGAAAAATTATAATTTCAGATACCATGATGATCAAATCTTTTTAAACAAGCATGTCCTATCTTTGTTTGAAGATTCCTGCATAGATCACCATAGTAATCCGAAAAACAGCAATTATTCTTATTCAGTACCTTTCCCTGAGCACGAAAAATTTAGTTTCGGATCCTTTGTTGGAGAGAGGATCTCTCCTTTCAAGATGGCTTTTGATTCAGAAAGTAATGATTTATCTAGTGATAGTTTATTTTTAATGCCTCACCTTGGCCCTAATGACTACTTAATAGCCAAAGGCCTCGTGGATAAATTATTAAACATAGGCAAAAAGATAGTAATGCCTTATAAATCTCACTCTCAAAAAATAGCTTTAAAACTTTTTTCTCAATTGAAAAATGTAAAATTAGAGCAGATAGAAAAAGACTCTGAGGCTTTTGTGATTTACAAAAACAAATACGAATCAACTCATAATTTTATTGGACTTGGTAACCATGGCCCTTTAACTGATAAAAAAAGTTTAAAAGAAAAATACTTTGATCAATGCTCACTACCTTTTCGAAACGAAAGAATTGAATCTTTTGAAAAAATAAAAGGCACAAAAAATACAGGCGACTTGCCAATGGTGTCGGTTATTGTTGGTACTTACAATAGATGGACTTTTTTGGAAAAAGCGGTGGAAAGCATAAAGTCTCAAGATTATCCCAATATTGAAATCATTGTGGTTAATGATGGATCAACCGATCAAGATTACAAGAGTAGGCTAAATGGAGTGATTTGGATAGATTTGCCTAAAAATTCTAAAGAAATTTGCGGATTCACCTGCAGGTCTCATGTATATAATTATGGCATTTCAATTGCGAAAGGAAGCTACATAGCTTTTTGTGATGACGACGACGCATGGTACCCCACAAAAATAAAGAAACAGATAAAATTAATGGATGCTACTAGAAGCGAGATGAGTTGCACAGAAGCTTTTATGGGCAAAGGGCTCTTTGATTTGTCGAAAAAATATAACTTATACCAAGGAGGAATATCCAAGAGAATGAAAAAAATATCAAACATCGAAGTGTCCTTTCCTGTTTTTTTCAATAAATCAAATATATTAGATCATAATTTTATAATAGGATCTTCTGTAGTATTATCCAAGAGTATTGTCGAAAAGATAGGTTTATTAAACGAGTCTATTTCTTTCAAGAAGGGTCAGGATAAAGAGTATTGGCTCAGAAGCCTCTCTATTACAGACTGTGCTTTCTTAAATGAGCCCTTGACATATTATGATTCTGGACATGGTAATGGGAGGCAATACTAATGAAGTTCAAAACCTTACATGGAGGAGAAAAGAGAGTCTCAAAGCTTAGGAATTACCTGATAGACTGGGAGAAGGAAAGTAAAAGTAAAGTTCAATTTAAAACAAAACAAACCTTGCATTCGCACTGGAAAAATAATGTCGTCTTCGAAGAGTTCCCAGTAGTAGGCACAAGGTTATCTATAGATTTTTATAATGCTACAAAAAAAATAGCAATTGAAGTCCAGGGGGCTCAGCACAGGAAGTATGTCCCCTTTTTTCATAATAAAAATAAGTCTAACTATATCGATCAGTTAAGAAGAGACAAGCAAAAACAAGACTTCTGCATTAAGAATGAAATAAAATATATAGAAATATACGATGGGGATGATATAAATAAAGATTTACTTTTGAAATTAGGTGTAATCTAGTTTAGTTAATTATGAACAAATCTCCTCTTGACCCAGACAATTTCTCTGACTTCCAAATACCAGAAACATTCCTAGATCAACTTTATGATTTCACAGGCGGAGAAGAGGGCAACTCAGGCTTCTTCCTTACTTACGTTGACAGCAAAGGAAACCCAATGGTTTATTGTAGGTCTAGCTCTCCTATAATTGATATGGGCTTAAGAAAAGCCATGGAGAGGTATTTGATGGAAATAGAAGAAGGGGAAGTTCCATTTGACTCTTCGGAGCAATAAACTTCTTGACATTTCTAGATTTTTCTGCTATCATGTTAATTCATGATATATAATTACGAATTAGAACAGCATTTGATAGCTGGGTTAATAAAAAACCCCAATTCATTTGTTGAAATATCTCCCTTCATCTCGGAAAGAGATTTTTTTGCAGAGTCTAGCTTGCTTAATAAATCTTTATTTTTTGTAATTAGAAGTTTCATTGAAAGTGGGGAGAATTTAGACGAGATATTAATTTCGGAAAAAATTAAGTCGCTAGGGATTAACTTTGAGGATGATGTCGATATTTTAGAGTATATACAATCTATTTGTCTCAGAAAAGTTTCTTATAATTCTGTAATGGATACAGCGAGAGAGCTTAAAAAATTAACCCTAAGAAGAGATTTGTCTAATGCGGGGTCTTCGATTCATAAAGCAATGAAGAGGGTCTCGAAAGAGAGTTATCAAGACATTATAGATTCTGCTGACAAAATTTACAATGAAATAATTAATTCTTATGAGTCAGAAGGGGGAGCTCCTATAAATATATATAACGATCTAGAAGAATTAATAGAAGAAAGGGGAAACAATCCTGTTGATAATTTTGGCCTAGAAGGGCCTCACAGAAGATTGCATCAAATATATGGATCGCTACTTAGGCCAGGAAACATAACCGTTATAGTAGCTAGATCAGGGGTAGGTAAAACTCAATTTTGTATGGATTTTTGCTCAAAGACATCAAGCTTAAATGATAATATCCCCGTCCTTCACTTCGACAACGGAGAAATGAGCAAAGAAGAGTTGCAAATGAGGCAATGCGCTGCAATATCGGGAGTACCGTTGAGTTTACTTGAGACAGGTAGATGGAGAAATGCAGGAGAAGAAGTTGTAAATAAAGTCAGGAATGCTTTTCCGAAGGTAAAAAACTTACAATTTTATTATTATAATTGTGGGGGGATGTCTGTAGATGAAATGGTTAATGTTCTTAGGAGGTTTTATTATTCTAAGGTCGGAAGAGGAAACCAAATGATTTTTAGTTTTGATTACATAAAAACAACGTTTGAATCTGGAAATAATAAGAATGAATGGCAAATAGTAGGAGAAATGGTGGATAAATTCAAGAAATTGATACAAAAAGAAATTATTTTTGAAAACTCTCCTGTTATATCAATGATTACTAGCGTTCAAATGAATAGGATCGGAACTAGCAGGAACAGGCAATCCGAAAACATAGTAGAAGACGAAACCGTGGTCTCTTTATCAGATAGAATTACTCAGTTTTGCTCTCACATGTTCCTACTAAGAAGGAAAGAGCCTTCCGAGGTTACAGAACATTTGAATTTCGGGAGTCATAAATTAGTATGCCTAAAAGCGAGGCATTTGGGACAAGACCCTCAAGGCGAAATCGAACCAGTTAGGTTAGCCGACGGATCATTAAGAAGAAATTTCTTAAATTTTGATTTTGAAAATTTCAATATGACCGAAAGGGGGGACTTAAGAGACTTAGTTGATCATTTAAGAATAGAGGGAATGAGCCCTAACCAAGATGGAGAGGATAGCCTACCGAGTTTATTCAATGAATAACGAAGAAATAAAAGAAACGTTATCTTCATTGGGTTATGTACTTTCAGATAGAGGGCCTTACTGGCAGACTAATGCGATTTACAGGAATGGAGATAATAAGACTGCATTGCAGATATATAAAGATTCTGGAGTCTGGAAAGATCATGTTCAACAGACTCCCTTTATGCCCCTAGATAAATTAATAAAAATCACGCTAGGAACTACTGACCAAAATTTAGTCAACACTTATATAAAGAAAAAAGATCCATTTTCTTTTGAATCAAGAGTAAATGTAGAACCTAAAATAAAAATGGAAAAAATTTACGAAGAAAAATATTTAAATAAATTGCTACCTCATTATAAATTTTATAATGACAGAGGGATTTCTGATTCTACTTTATCTAAATTCAAAGGAGGGATGGCCACTGAAGGCAAAATGAATGGAAGGTTTATATTTCCTATATTTAATATGAATCAAAAAATACATGGGTTTTCTGGAAGAGATTTATTTGAATCAAAAAACAGACCTAAATGGAAACACATTGGCCAAAAGTCAAAATGGATCTTTCCAAATCATTTATTTTCGTTTGAATCTTTCTCAAAAAACATTATATTAGTAGAAAGCATAGGAGATGTTTTAAAACTTTTCGAGTCAGGCCACACAAATGTTTTATGCACTTTCGGGTTAGATCTCCCTCCTTCTTTAATATCTCACATGATAGGCTTAAACCCTAATAAAATAATAATATCACTAAACGATGATTCCAATAGCAACTCAAACGCAGGCAAAAGGGCTTCTTGTAAAAATTTTATAAAAATTTTAAGTTTTTTTGATTATAAAAAGATATATATTCACCCTCCTACTAAAAATGATTTCGGAGATATGGATTTAGAAGAAATTAAAAAATGGCAAATAGACATGGAGATCATTGACAGGGAAAAGCACGACAACGAGATTATTAATTTTTCCAAAAAATTACATAAAGAGGGTTACATACCTAAATCTATGGGTAAAAATTTAAAAAATTTAATAAAAATTTATGAGTGAAGTAAGATTATCAGCAAGTAGAATAAAAACAGCCCAAAGTTGCAGTTGGAAATATTGGGCTAATTACAAACTTAAAGTCCCTCAAACAGGAAATGATGGATCAAAAAGAGGTTCGGTTTGTCATTTGATCTACGAATTACTAGGGGAAAAAAAGCATTCAGAAAATTATAATAAAATTATAAAATCAGGCTCGATAAATGGTGACGGGCCAGTTTCTAGATTGGTAAAGATACATGCTAAAAAATTGTCAATAGATGACGATGAGAACATGGAGTTAATGGACATGATGATCACAAAAGGTTTGTTTTATGATTTTTTCGGAGGAAGCAAAACTTCACCTACTGAAGCAATTTCTGAGCAAAAATTCGACATACATGTTAAAGAAGATGGTAAGGATTATAAAATATACGGATTCATAGATAAGCTTTTTCTTTATAGTCAAGAAAAGAGAGCTGTAATTAGAGATTTCAAAACAAGCAAACAAGTTTTTAAAGGAAAGGAAATAACAGACAATCTTCAAAATTTAATATATTGCCTTGCTGTTAAAAAAACATTCCCTGAGTATAAAGACATTGATGTGGAATTTATTTTCGTAAAATTCTCTTTAGATGAAGACCTTTTAGGCGTTCCAGGAAAAGGTGTTTTAAAAATGGAGAGGATATCTGAAGATGAGCTTGAGGGGTTTGAGTACCAATTAACATCAATCCAAGAATATCTAGAAAACTTCTCAGAAGAAGATGCCAAATCTAATTTAGCTGCTAAACAAAACTACCCTTCAGACAAAACTTTCGGAGGTCCGTTAATGTGTGGCAAACAAGGTTATAAAAAATCTAAAGGAGAATTTGTTTTAGATGGTCAGGGAAATAAAATAAAGAGCTACATATGCGAACATAGAAATCCACTTGAATATTATGTAATCTTAAATGATGAGGGTGAAATCGCAGCGTCTTCTTTTAAAAAAGAAGAATTGCAAAAGTCTCACCCCGATTCGGAAGTTGTATTAAAGAAATACGAAGGTTGCCCTCATTTTAGATCAGACGCATTCTAAATATAAGTGTAAATAAAATTTATGGCAATAGTAATAAAATCAAATGACTTAAAATTCATCAAGGGGCACTTAAATATGATAAAATCCGAAGACGATACATTTTTTAAAATACAAGGCTCTATACCAGTAGTATCAGAAGGCACTGTAAACCTCAAATTCAAAGAGAATTTTCTTGAGTCTCCCGCAGTTAAACTCAAGACACCTCAGTTCAAAGATCAAGAAATCAAAAGCTTGGAAGATATTATTTAGGCGAACATATATGAGTCCTAGCGACATAGTCAAATTAAAAGAGCTGATAGATTCTTTAAATTTAAATTTAAAGAAAATAGAAAAAAATGATATCGCCTATCACTTTATAGAACAGGCTGTAGACTCCTTGCAAAGAAAGATCGGAAGGGGAGAGAATCCATACAAGATGACATCTCATAGTAAAGAAAATTTGAGTTTAAATATTGATTTTTTGTTATAATCCTATATAATACTTTTGTTTTTGTTCTTTTGAAATTTTAGGGGGGTGTTCTGGATTCGACTGATGTTGGATTCTCGCATTGCAAGTCGGAGATGTGTCAGGCTCCGATATCAAGACACAAAGCTGTACATGGCGAAGGTTATGATAGCATTAAAGAGCTTCTTGAAGCTGCTCGTGAAGAGTACGATAATCTCGTACAATTCGAGCAAGCTGAAGAGCTTGAGATGGTAGCTTAAGGCTGCCCCCTCGTTTTTATTGACGCAGATATTTAAAATACGAGGACGACATCTGCAAAAACAGATAAAAGTTTATCCGTTTCGTAAACTGTACCACTGAATATTCGGGGGCCTCAAATTTGAGTGAATAATTGAAATGGTTAGTTAGATGTTTATATCGTAACTCTAAAAAAAATAAACTAAACTTGTAGATGTGCTTGCTTGAAAGCACTCAGGACGCGGGTTCAAATCCCGCCACCTCCACCATTTTGATATTGACTTTTTTATAAGATTATTATATAATATGAATATATTATGAAATTATCAACACGAGATAAAAGAATTTTCTTAAAATGTGTCGAAGAATTAAACGAACTTTCGTTAGAATTGATTCATGCTGTTAATAAAATCAGCAAAAGTAATTGCGGAAAAATAACAGATGAAATCGTAGATGTTGAAAAATACTTAAATTTATTAAAAATTTATTTAAATAAGAATACTAATGAATGAATATAGAATAAAATATAATGCTGGTGTTTATCATTCAGATATTGATAACTATCACTATTATATGGCGGATAGCTCCGTTCAAGCTTTGCAATTCCATGAACTAACAAGGTTAGCTAAAAGACTTAACTTTCAAACTATTTCTGTGGAAAAATACTGTAGATATTCTGAAAAATGGATTTTAGAGATGGACTCCAGTGGAATCGATCAATATATTACCCATAGTGGTAGTAATTGTTAGTTATTTTGGAGTTTTGTATTTTAAAACTCCAGCCTTCTCGGGGAACTAAATATCCAGAAGTTGGAAAATCCATATATACATCGTCATTTTTACTAAGTTTTTGGCCTCCTTCGGAAATCTCTGCTACTCCACTTCCTATATTGATCTTATGATTTATTTCGAAACTTTGAATAGATGAAAACCCAACGATATTTTCGAAATACCTAGCAACATCTAAATCCAATGTTATAACGAACACTCCAGTATTTTTAGGTTGAATCGTTAAAGGTTGATAAAACCCTACATACCCATTTTCCTCTTTGGCTACATAACAAGATGTCTTATCTTTCCCATCTCCTTGTATTTTAAATCTATTGTTTAAAGAAACACTAGTTTCTTGTCCTGTTTCATCAATAGCTATCCTGTGAATGGGTCGTAGGTCTGTTTGGTCGTGAGGATTATAAACCTTATAAGAGACCGAGAAATCATTATAACCATCAACATCTGAATCTTGAGAGGTATTAAAATAAGAATTTTCATACCCCGCAGGCCTATCTTCAGTTTTTATTTCGGCATTAAAATCAACACTAGCTAAATTCCAATAATGATTAACAGTTACTGGAAGCCCAGGAAAGTTTCCGCTAGTTAAAGGCTGAGTCCTAATAAAATTTGACTTTTGTTTTGTAAAAAACGGAAATCCTCCCCCCAACCCTTCTGTTTGAAAATTTTCTGACAGTAAATCCATAATTTATTATACACTTTTTTTTAAAAAAAATCTATAAATATGTGTAAATAGATTAGATATGTTAAACTATTTATTATTAGGTTCGGCTTTAATTCTTTCCATTGTGGCGGCATACTTTAGCATCATAGGGATAGGGATTATTTTTCCAGGGGCAATAATCTCAGTCATAGTGATGGCGTCCGTACTAGAACTCTGTAAGATAGTTAGTGCGGTATGGACTCATTTAAATTGGTCTAATATAAAATTTCTCGCAAGAACCTACTTAACTTTCGCCGTATTGGTTCTAATGGGGATTACCAGTATGGGGATTTTTGGTTTCCTCAGTAAGGCTCACATAGAGCATGCGGTTGATATATCCTCAGTACAGAATAGAATAAAAGACATAGATAATAAAATTGCCTTAGAGGAGGATTCCATAAAAAGGCAAAAAACATTGATTGAAAACGCTTCCCTTAAATCGACTTCTCAAAAATCAGATATAAAAGAAATCATATCTAGAGAAGAAAAAAATATAAGTTTGATTTACGAAAGGTTGGATAAAACCTCTAAGGAAGACGGTGAAAAAATTAACGGACTAACGGAACGATTAATTTATCTAGACTCTCAAATAGAATCTCTCGAAAATTCTGGAGGAGGAATATTCTCAAACAAGAAAAGCAAAATAGAAGAACTTAAAAATTCCCAACAAAAAGAAAGAGGATCTATAGAACTAGAAATAGATTCGATTAAAAATTTTACAAATAAATCAAGGCTAGATGCAGATCTAAAAATTTCAAAAATAAAAGAAAAAATAAATCAACTTGAATCAGAAAATAAATCGGAGTCAGTATCTTTAGATTTTTCCGAGTCAGAATCTTCAATTAAAAGATCTTACTTCTCGATATCCGATCTGAATAATAAAAAATTTGAATTAGAAAACTCGAATTTATCTTTAGAAGCCGAAATTGGCCCCGTCAAATATGTGGCGGAATTAATATCGGACGTATGGAATGTAAAAACAGATCCAGAAAGTGCGGTTCGAATCATTATCGTTATTTTTGTTCTGGTCTTTGATCCTCTAGCCGTTATTATGATAATATGTGCTAGCTCAAGCCTAAAAAAAAAGCCCCAAACAAAGAGGTCTTAGAATTCATATTGGAAGCTAGCGGACCTTCTCCAACCCCTACGCCCACTCCAGATCCAACTCCAACCCCTACGCCCACTCCAGATCCAACTCCAACCCCTACGCCCACTCCAGATCCAACTCCAACCCCTACGCCCACTCCAGATCCTAGCCTTATTATTGCAGAAATTTCAAAAGAAACACAAGAGCTCGCTAAAACATTACCTACATTACCAAATTCGGAAGATATCCTTTATAGTGATACGTCTAATTTACTAAGATTAAAAAAAATTAGAGAAAAAAGATCTGACATTTTAAAGAGATGTTCTGCAGAAACCATTAAAGAGCTTCTTGAATATAAACTTATAGATGAATCGGAAATTAATTTTAAAGATATCCGAAGGCACGTGAATATTTAATATTTACTTGACAATTAACCCGTCTTCGTGTTATAATGTCTAAATGCTTCCATTATTTAAATCTCATTTCTCAATAGGCAAGAGTATATTAACGCTAGAAGACCCAAGCGAGACAAAAGAAGGCGGCAAAGATAGTATTTTTTCAATATGCATTGAAAATAATATAAAAAACTTAATCTTAGTCGAGGACTCTTTAACGGGATTCCTTAGGTCTTTTAAAAAAAGCAAAGAACTCGATTTAAATTTAATATTTGGGTTAAATATAAATATATGTTCAAATTTAGATACTTTTGATAAAAAATCAGAATCAGAAGACAGCAGTAAAATTATAATTTTCGCAAAAAACGCCGAAGGCTGTAAGTTATTAAATAAAATTTACAGTTTTTGCTATTCCGAAGGAGGAGGGGTCATTGATTACTCATATTTAAAAAAATTTTTTAAAAAAGATTTGATATCTGTTTGCATACCTTTTTACGATTCTTTTATTTTCAATAACACTATGTTTTTCAAAAACTGCATTCCTGATTTTTCATTTTTTGAGCCTACTTTTTTCATAGAAGAGAATAACTTACCATTCGACCCTTTAATAACTTCTAAAGTATTAAATTTCTGCGAGGAGAATCGGTTTAAATATTTTTTAACTAAAACTATTTTGTACAAGAACAGAGAAGACTTTGAGTCTTATCAAACATATAGATGTATTTGCAACAGAAGGTACGGTTCTAGAGATTTTGGATTGAACAATCCAGGGCTAACTCATTGCGGAAGCAAGGAGTTCTCAGTAGAAAGTTTTTTAGAAAATGAAAAGTCTTAAATATTCAGACATATCTCTCATTCCTAACTATAGCGAAGTTTTCAGCAGGTCTGATTGTGATCCTTCCGTAGATTTATGCGGAACAAAGTTCATGCTGCCAATTATAGCCGCTAACATGAAATCAGTAATAGATATGGATTTGGCAAAAGCATTAAGTGAAGATGGCTATTTTTATATAATGCATAGATTCGGAAATGATCTTAAAGATGTAGTAACTCAAATGAATGAAGAAAATTGGAGTACAATTTCCGTAAGCATGGGAGTTAAAATAAAAGACAAGAAGAGTATAATCTATTTTTCTAAACACAAGCAAAGAATTGATTACATTACAATTGATATTGCTCATGGGCATTGTTATAGAATGAAATCTACAATCGAATGCGTGAAAAAGCACATTCCATCAGCAAAAATCATAGCGGGGAACGTTGCAACTCCTAGAGCTGTTAGAGATTTAGCGGAATGGGGGGCTGATATTATCAAAGTTGGAATTGGGCAAGGTTCGCCTTGCACCACTAAGGATAAAACAGGATTCACTGTTCCGATGTTTACATGTGTCAAGCAGTGCTCAAACATTACTCTCGATAATGGTCACTGCGTCCCCATAATTGCGGACGGGGGAATAAGATGCAATGGAGATATTGCGAAAGCAATTGTTGCAGGAGCGTCGGCTGTAATGTCTGGAAGTCTATTTGCATCCTGCACAGATAGTCCAGCTTCTATAATAGAAATAGATGGAATTAAGCACAAAGCGTATTTTGGTTCTGCTAGTGCGGAAAACAAAGGCCATAACAACAACATAGAAGGTAAGTTAAACAAAATCACAACTAACGGAATGAGCTTTGGAGACAAATTACTTGAAATCACCCAAGATCTCCAGAGCTCAATTAGTTACGCTGGAGGAGATGATTTAAATTCATTAAAAAATGTAAATTACACAGAGGTATGAATGACGAACTAATAAGATTCAAAAAAGATCAAAAATTTTTAGTTTTTGACTACGAGACCTGCAATTTAAACTTAGGATCGTTTAACAATAAACCTTGGCAAATTGGTTATATAATTTGCGATAAAAATAAAATTTTAGAGAGGTATAATTTTTTAATCGAATGGGACGACTTGAAAGTTTCAAAAGAAGCCGCCAGAATTACAGGCTTCTCTTTAACAAAATACAAAAAAGAGAAAAAAAATTCTTCAGAAGTGCTTAGTAAGTTCGAATCTTTTCTTTATGACTCGAACTACTTAATATGCGGCCACAATGTCTTAGGTTTTGATGTTTATATTCACAATATCCATAGAAAACTAAACGGCTTAAGTTCAGATTTTTCTTATTTAGATAGACTTCTGGACACCAATTGTTTGGCTAGAGCTTTAAAATTAAACATACCTAAATCCGAGAAGCACGGCAGGCTTGAATGGCAATATAAACTTTTACACAATCGAAAAAAAGGTATAAAAACAAACTTAAAACAAATGTGTCAAGATTACTCAATACATTTCGACGAATCAAAATTACATGATGCTTTATATGATGTGGAAAAAACTTATGAAGTTTTAATGAAGTTATTGTGGGAGGTTGAAGTATGAGCGAAGATTTTTATAACGAATTTGATTCTTACGAGGGATGTGTCCCTGCGGGAGTGAGATTGCCAGAAATAACAATAGATGAAAAGCATTATATAGAAAATGGCATTGATTTAAAAGTAGATAATTTTGAATTCCTAGAAAAGATGTGCTTGAAAGGCATCGAAGTCAAAAACATAAACTCTAAAGATAATTATAACAGTTACATTTCTAGACTTTCGGAAGAACTTAAAATATTAAACTCTCTAGGATTCATTGATTATATTTTATTAAATTGGGATGTTATAAATTTTTGCCATGAAAATAAAATCCCTACTGGGCCAGGAAGAGGGAGCGCGGCGGGATCATTAGTTCTTTTTTTAATTGGAGTTACAGATGTAGATCCTATAAAATATGATTTATTTTTTGAGCGTTTTGTTTCAAAGAGTAGGGCGAAAAAAATAATAGAAGACGGAATAACATATCTTGACGGAAGTTTGCTTGCGGATGTAGACAATGATATTGCTTACGAGTACAGGCAAACAGTTATTAATTACATTGAAAGAAAACACCCTAACAGAACATCAAAAATTCTCACATTAAATACTTTAAGCGGTAAACTTTGCATAAAAGAATGTGGAAAATTAGTTGGGAGTCTCTCAGAACAAGAAGTTAATTTAATTAGCGACTCCATTCCAAAGAACTTTGGAATAGTTATGAAATTGTCCGAAGCTAAAGGTGCTAGCGAAAAGTTTTCTGAATTTTGCGATAAAAACGAATCGATTTATAAAATTTCGTTAAAGCTTGAAGGGCTGAATAAAAATACTGGAGTCCATCCTTCAGGAATAGCTATTTCCCACAAGCCTATAGCTGAAATTTGTCCCACTCAGAGAACTTCAGAAGGGGCTCTAGTCTCTTGTTACGACATGAATGATGTTGCAGAGCTAATGGTTAAGTTTGATATCCTAGGATTAAGAACTTTAACTGCAATCCATAAAACGGCAAAAATGGTCGGCATAAGCCCAGCAAATATTGACCTAGACTCAGAAGAGATTTATAAAAATTTGTCTAATTTAAGAACTCCGCATGGTTTATTTCAGATAGAAGCTGACGCAAATTATATGGTTTGCAAAAAAATAAAACCTAAAAATATAGAAGAGCTCAGTGCGGTCATAGCGATAGCTCGTCCAGGGGCTATGGACTTTATAAGCCATTACGAAAGATACTCTCGAACTGGCGAATTCCAAAGTATTCATGAGTTCTTTGACGATGTTTTGAATTATACAGGAGGCATACCCTTGTATCAAGAGCAATTAATGAAAATGGCGGTCAAGATAGGCTTCACTTTGGATGAGTCGGAGCAAATCAGAAGAATCGTTGGCAAGAAAAAAATAGATCAAATGCCAAAATGGAAGAATAAAATAATAAAAATGGTAGAAGACAAAGGTTTAGACGAAGAAGTCGGTTTGGTTTTGTGGAAAGTCGCTGAAGATAGCGCTAATTACTCCTTTAATAAAAGCCACTCGCTCTGCTATTCTGTTTTGGCTGCGTGGACTGTTTATTTTAAATTCAACCATCCAAAGGAGTTCTTCCTGAGCCTACTAGAGATGACTAGGTATGAGCCCAACCCTCAGGACGAAATAAACAAAATATGCCAAGACCTCCCCTTTTTTAATATAAAGCTATTACCTCCAGATTTAACTTTATCTTCTATGGACTTTTCAATAGAAGGCGATAATATAAGATTTGGATTAAACAGCATAAAAGGTATTAGCGAAAAATCATTAAAGTCTCTGAAGGAGTTTATTGATTCAGAAAAGCCTCATAAATATGACATATTTCTAGCGGCAAAACAATCGGGGTTAAACATAGGCATTGTTTCATGCTTGATACAGGCTGGAGCCTTGTCTAGTTACAAAATAAAGAGACCTAGATTAGTTCTGGAAGCTCAGGTTTTTAATTTATTAACAGATAGGGAAAAGAGAAATTTCGTAAAGTTAGGGGAGAAATATAATTACGATATATTAAATTCTATACATGACGTTGTAACCAATCAACAATCGGGCGATGACGGAAGAGCCATCATGCCAAGGAAAAGATTCGAGACGCTTAAAAAGAATTATTTTTCATATAAAGAAATTTACGAAAAGAACAGAAGGTATGAAGATTTTGCGAATTGGTATTTTGAAAGATTTTTGCTTGGTTTTAGCTATAGCAAAGACCTCAGGGAGGTTTTTTCTCAAAGCTCTCAATCTCTAAAAAATTCATTACATTTTCATTCTTCCGAAATAGGGGACAAATCAAAGTACATAGGCTTTGTGGAAGATTCCTTTTGTCGAAAAAGTAAAAATGGAAATGATTACATGAAGCTAACTATAAACGATGAATACGGGAAGTTTAATGCAATAATGGTCGATGGTAGACAAAAAACACTTAGTAGATTTAAGTCGAAAAGTAAACTTCCTGAAAAAAATAGCATAGTAATTATTTTTGGAGCCAAAGGCGAAGATGTCTTATTTTTAGACGACCTATCTATCGTTGACGAAAAAATATACATGAAATTATCGGATTTAAAATAAAAGGTGTAATTTAAAAATGAGAATGAAAAAATATAACTTTACCCCAAGGGTTCAAAAAGCCATATCGAGTTCGAAAAATCTAGCTGAAAGTTTGGGATCTCATGATATTAACTTATCACACCTGCTTTTTTCTATTTTAGAATCAAAGCAATCGACTATACTTAGTTTTTTTCAAGATGTTAATGTATCTTTGGAAGATTTTAAACTTTTGGTTTTTGATTTTGAAAAAACCGCCTCAATACATTCTTTAGATTCAAACTTCAACCAAAAAGATATTGATTACGATACTCATTACAAAAAAGTATTCAAACTAGCTTTTTCTTTTGCCGACGAACTAGAGCATGGTTATGTAGGCATAGAGCACCTTTTTTATATATTATTGGTATATGAAAAATCCCCATTGCCAAATTTACTTAATGACTTCAATGTAGATGTAGAAAAAGGCAGAGAAAAGTTAAAAAACTTCTTCATAAGTGGCGAATGGGAGGAAAAAAAATCCCCCAAAAGAAAAGATGTCGAAAAAAGATCGGCTGACTCAGAGTTCTTCAACTCTTATGCTATTAATTATAATGAATTAGCTATTTCTGGGAAATTTGACAACATTATTTCAAAAGATCTCGAAATAAACGAGTTATCTGAAATTTTGTGCAGAAGAAATAAGAACAATCCGATACTCACTGGCCCTCCAGGAACAGGGAAAACAACATTAATTGAGGGGCTTGCTCAAAAAATAGTTAGCGGAGATGTTACTAATTTCTTATTAGATAAAATAATTTACGAGATAGATCTTGCAGGAATGATAGCTGGAACAAAATATAGAGGTCAATTCGAAGAAAGGTTAAAATCCTTAATAGATGAAGCCTCTAATAATGAAAAAATCATCTTATTTATAGATGAGATACATACCTTAATAGGAGCTGGGTCGGCGGAAGGTAGTATGGATGCGGCTAACATACTAAAACCAGCATTATCAAAAGGCTTTATAAAATGCATAGGGGCAACTACAAGTAAAGAATATTCAAAATCTATAGAAAAAGATTCCGCACTCCAAAGAAGATTTCAAGAAATAAAAGTAAAAGAGCCGAGTAAAAAAGAGACGTCTAAAATAATACAGGGGATTTTAAATAAATATGAAGATTTTCACCATGTAAAATATAGGAAAAACGCAGTAAATTTAGCTATAGAACTTTCTGATAGATATATAAACGATAGGCACTTCCCTGATAAAGCTATAGACATTATAGATCAAGCGGGCTCTAGGGTTAAAATGAAAAATTTCCACAAACCCAACTCAGCAAAAAGAATAGAACTTCAAATAGAAGAGTTAATGAAAAAGGAAGACGATAATCCCAAAAAAGCGCATTCCTTAAAGAAGCGGCAAGAAAAGTTAATAGAAAAATACAAAGATATTCTTTCTAATTGGATGAAAGAATATAAACAGAAAAATTTCTATGTAACCTGTGATGATATTTATGAAATAATGTCTTCAAAGACGGGTATTCCTTCCGAAAGGCTATCTAGGCAAAATGCAGAAGTGGTCTTAAATTTAAACAAAAAATTAAATAAAAAAGTTTTACACCAACAGGGAGCTGTAGATTCAATCCACAATTGCTTAATGAGAGCTGAAAGCGGCCTAAGAGAGCACGTGAGACCAATAGGGTCTTTCCTTTTCTTGGGCAAAAGCGGAGTAGGAAAAACACTCCTAGCAAAGGCTTTGGCTGAAGAATATTTTGGAGACAAATCCAATTTGATAGCCTTAGATATGTCTGAATTTTCCGAAAAAATAAATGTATCTAGGTTAATAGGTGCAGCGCCAGGATATGTAGGCTACGAAGACGGAGGTCAGCTGACAGACAGAATAAAACAATCTCCTTATAGTGTGGTCTTGTTCGATGAAATAGAAAAGGCTCATCCTGAAGTTATAAATGTTCTACTTCAAATATTGGAGGAAGGTAGAGTTACGGATGGGTTTGGGAGAGTCAGTGATTTTAAAAATTCAATCATAATCATGACTGGCAACTTAGGGGCTGAGATTCTAGATAAAACTCCCTCTATAGGATTTTCTCCCACTTCAGAATCGCATGAAGATAAAATAATCGAGCTTTCGAAAAAACAATTCAGCCCAGAATTCGTCAACAGGATTGATGATATTGTGATATTTAACAACTTCACAAGGGTTGAAATAAGGAAAATAGTCAACAATCAAATTGAAAAATTAGCAAATAAGCTAAAATCAAAAAATATAAATTTAGATATTGCCGAAGATGCCATAGAAGAGCTAGTTTCTAAAGTTTTATCTTTGAATTCTGGAGCAAGACCAGTTGAAAAATTAATACAAAAAAATATTGAAAACCAAGTCTCTGAATTTATAATAAAAGGACAGGGAAAAAACATCAATATAAATAAAAACAGCTTGATTTTTTGATTTTATTTTGTATTAATAAATATGGAGAAAATAAAATTAGTTCTCTCAAATGGAGAAATAGAACAAATCTACAAAGAAGAAAACTCTGAGAAGATTATATATAAATCATTTAATGATGCTAGCGAATTGGCTGAATTCATTAATTCCAGCGAGATAAAACAAAACAAAGACTTTACCTATGGTTTAGCTTGGGACTTAAATAATAACATTCAAGACGTGGCATATATACCCAAACAGGAATACTCTGATATCGTAGAATATGTTTTTGACGATGTTGATTCTTTAAAATCCTTCATAGATGTACAAAACCTAAAAGGCGAATCTATTTTTAATAATTTCATCAACGAAGACAGTCATTCAAGTGAGATAGATAATTTTTTCAGCCAAGAGCCGTGTTCTTTTGAAGGATGCGACGAGTTGAGGTCTATATACGAGAAAGAGGTCGAAGGGTCAGGCGGAGCTAGATGCCCAAGTTGCACGAAAAGCGCTTTAATAAAAAAATATACTCATTTAATAACAGATAGTAATTATCTACAAGAATACATAAAAGAAAATGTCAATACAAATATACAAACCAAATAGTAAAAACGCGGGAGCTGCATTCACTTTTGCATTAAGTAAGGGTAGCAATGGAAATCCTCCATCTCTTTATATAAGCGCTATATCTCAGTTCTCATGGGACGAGGGTAAGAAAATAGGAACTTTTGGAGGTAATGCCAAAAATCCAGAAAAAACGGTGAATGTAAAGATAAACGAACTGGAGTGCGGAGAAATAATCAGCGCTTTTAGAGACAGGAGAGACTTCACCACGTTTCATTCTTACGAAGGCTCCAGTACCACTATAAAGCTCTCGCCATGGGATAAACCTTCTAAGATTTCTAAATACGACCCTTCGACGAAGTCGTTTAAAGACGAGAAAATTATAGTTCCAGCTTTTGGAATAACTATCTCAAAAGGTAAAGGCAATTCGTTTAAAATAGCCGTAGAACCTGGAGAAATAGAAGTTCTATCCACCTTATTGTCGATATTTATAAACGAGAGTTTAAAATTCAAGATAAATAAACATAATTCTTACTCCTCAAAGAGCTCGCCAAAATCTGCACCTCCTGCGGCAGAAGATACAGGGGAAGATGAAGACGACATGGAAGACGTACCTTTTTAATTAAAGATGTCAAAAAAAAAGATTTTATACCACAGTAATCATTCCAGATTATTCAGTGGGTTTGGAAAAAACGCAAAAAACATATTAAAATATTTAGCATCCACAGGTAAATATGAGATAATTGAATTAGCGAATGGAGTCACTAAGGATCACCCAGACCTAAAGACCCTCCCCTGGAAAGCTGTCGGAGGTCTCCCGAACGATCAAAATTCTATAAACAGAATGAATAGCGATCCAGGAGTACAGAGGTCTGCGGCCTATGGAGCTTTAAGAATTGACGAGATCATAAAAGAAGAAAAGCCAGATGTATATATAGGGGTTGAAGATATTTGGGGCCTAGGTGGATACACAAAGAAAACTTGGTGGAAGAAGATTAATTCGATCATCTGGACTACTATAGACAGTTTACCCATATTACCAGAGGCTATCGATGCTGCGGTTAAATCAAAAAATTATTACGTTTGGTCTTCTTTTGCTGAAAAAGAGCTTAATCAATTAGGGTGCAAAGATGTAAAAACTCTTCATGGAAGTGTCGATGATTCCTTTTTTTACAAAAAAAGCTTTGAGGAAAAAGAATTCATGAGGAACTTTTTCAATATTCCTATTGATTCTTTTATTATAGGTTTTGTATTCAGAAATCAACTCCGAAAAAGCGTCCCGAACTTGCTTGAAGGTTTTAAAAAATTTAAAAAAAATAATCCGAACTCAAATGCAAAACTATTTTTACACACTAATTTCTCAGAGGGTTGGGACATACCTAGGTTAATAAAGGAAAAAGAGATAGATCCCGCCGATATACTCTGCACTTATTTTTGCAAAAAATGCTCCTCTTTCGAGATTAGGCCTTTTTCAGGAGCCAACCAAGATTGTCGCTCGTGCGGAAGTAAAGGTTCAATGAATACAATTTCTATATCCTCAGGGATATCCGAAGACGACTTAAATAATATATATAATTTAATGGATGTTTACTGTCACCCTTTTACTAGTGGAGGTCAGGAAATACCCTTGCAGGAAGCGAAGCTTTGTGAATTAATAACTTTATGCACAAATTACTCTTGTGGAACTGATTCTTGCAGTAAAGAATCGGGCGGACTCGCCCTCGACTGGAATGAATATAGAGAGCCAGGAACCCAGTTCATTAAAGCTAGTACATGTCCAGAAAGCATAAGTTCTAATTTAGAAAAGGTTTTCAAGATGGATGAAATCGAAAAATCTCAATTAGGAAAAAAAGCGAGAGATTATGTGTTGAATAATTATTCAATTGGAGTCGTGGGAAAAAAACTCGAAGGCATAATTGACAGCTTGCCTGACCACGATTACGATTTTAAATTCGAAAAGGAGCTAAGGGATCCTAATTATTCTCCTCCAGAAATAGCTAGCGATATTGATTGGCTATTAGATATATATAAAAACATATTAAAATCAGATCTACCTAAAACCGACAAGGGAGTCTTGCATTGGTCCAGTTCTTTAAATCAAGGGGCGACTAGGGAGTCCGTATTAAATCATTTCAAACAAGTTGCTATATCGGAAAACGAATCTATAAAAAATGAGAAAACATCAGTTGTTGATTTTTCAAAAGTTATAAAAAACGATGGAAATAAAAAAGCTTTAATTGTTTGTAGTGGGTCAGAAGAAGATGTATTGTATTCCTTGAGATTGTTTAAATCTTTTAATGTCTTATATCCTAATTATGATTTATTCTTCGCTTGTAAGGAAAGTTATCATTCTATAGTTTGCAGTAATCCTTTTTTATATAAAGTTCTTCCATATTCAAAGGAGATGGAAAATGAAATACTTATGACTTCAAATATAGATGGTCAACCTGCTTATTTTGATTATTATTGTAATTTAAATATTTTAACTGATAAATACATTAATTATAGAGGAATTAAAAATAAAACTTTTGAATTATATGAACAAACTTGAAACTTTCGCATCTCATTCTGGGCTAAAAATAAACGAACCTCTCGTAGATGAGTCTTTTTTTCCCATTGTTCACAATAAATACATATCTTTAAATCTAGAAACAGCCGAAAAGAGTAAAGCTTATGATTACTGGCAAGAGGTTCTCGATTTAATTTCTAATGAATTAAATAAAGAAGGCATAAAAATTATTCAAATGGGTGGGTCAAAAACCCCTCAAATAGATGGTGTTTTCAACTTACGAGGGATGCTTGATTTCAATCAAGAGTCTTACGTAATTAGAAATTCTTTACTTCATTTAAATTCTTTTGATTTCAGGTCGTCCTTATGCGACTTAAATAAAACCCCCTGCATCTCATTGATCTCTCACGAAAACCCAGAGAATTTAGTAAAGTCTAATTTCATCAACATAGTAACTCCTCAAAGAAAATCGTTTTCCCTAAACCCTAACGAAAACAAGAAGACTATTAACGAAATAGCTCCAGTAACGATAGCTCGAAAAATATTAAAAGAGTTAAATCTAGATCTAGATTTGAATTTTTCTCAATTTTTTATGGGAAAAAACTATCCGATAAAAACAATAGAAATAATTCCAGATTTTTTTCCCGAAAGTTCTTTTTTAGCAAACTCTTTAGTGAACTTAAGAGCTGATCTCCATTTTGATTTAGACAAAATCCATGCGTTCACGCTGGGTAGAAGAACGGGAATTATCACGGACAGGGTTTTTGAAGAAGGATTTATTTCAGCCTCAAGAAAAGGTATAGAGAAAATATCTTTAGAAATAAAATCTCTAAAAGACTCGGAGGTCGCAGAAATATTAAATTTTTTAAAAATTTTAAAAAAATACAAGATATCTTTTGAATTATTCGTCAGGGATAATAAATTACTGACAGAAGTTAGATTGAGATTCATTGATTATAGAGTTTCCTTATTTGAAGAAAAGATAAAAAAAGATCTTGACAAAGAGGTTGAAACGTGCGATAATCTTTTTATGAAATCTTCAAAAATAATAATTTCTAATGGGAAAAAGTATTCGACTAAAGCTCACTGGGTTTTAGACGAGCCAATGGGAGACAAGAATCAGAAAGTGATAGACACTTCTGATTTTTGGTGCGACTTGGAACATTATGTAATATATAGAAAGGATTCTTAATATGCCTAGAGGAAGACCAAAAGGAAGTAAAAATTTAAATAAATCGACCCCTATCTCGGTAGTGTCTGAAGTTGAAGAAGAGATGAGGAGAGCTGTGATAAAAATTAACAACAATATGAACAACAAACCTTCTCGTAAAAAACTGAATTACTCTAGGGATGAAAATGGACTTCTGGAGAATGTTAATTATCAATTTAACGAAGACGGCTCCGTAGATTGGAGACAGATGGTTAAAGATGAATACTTATTCCCAAATAAATCTTGGTTCGATTTAAGGAAGAAAGATGTCCCCAGAAGTATTGACGGGTTAAAAGACCACCAACTTTTAATAAAACTCGCAGGAATAAAAGAGCTAGCGAAACTCAGGGGTTTCTCGGATGTATCTTATAATGTCGTCAAGTGTGATCCTGATCATGTTGCGGTATCTTGTTCTATTAGTTTCATACCGAACTTTGAGACAAGCGATGAGCCTATTCACTTCGAAGACATGGCTAATGCTACTTTAAACAATACCAGCAGTTTTGCGACAAAGTTCTTGGAAACTATAGCTTGTAATAGAGCTTTCGTGCGATGTGTGAGAAATTTTTTAAATATTCATATAGTTGGAGATGATGAAATAGACAAATCGAGCGGATCGAATCAAATAAAGCAAATGGCAAAAGCGTCACTTGGTCCAGATTCAATATTAAAACAACATGCAGAGCAAAGTGATATAAATTCTTTCGACTCTTTCCTTAATCAAGTGAGAATTTGGTACAAACACGGTTTATACAAACCAGATGAAAATAACATGCCCTCGGCTTGGTCTGATTATTGCGATATTCCAGCCAAGGAGGCTAGGGTATTAATAAAGCTTGTAAAGTCATTGTAATGAGCGTCTTAGAAAAAACAAAATGCTACATGGTCGGTCACATGCAATATCTTAGTGGCAGGAATTGGAGGGAGGAAGTTACTGAAAAATTGTCTCCATTAAAAATAACATGTTTTGATCCCTATAAAAAACCATTCGTCAAGGATGTCGAAGAGGACGAAGCGTCCAGACAGGAAATGGAAACTTGGATGAAAACGAAGCAATATGACAGAATTTCAGAAAAAATGAAGACAGTAAGGGCTTATGATCTAAATTTAGTGGATAGAAGTGACTTCATCATTGCTCATCTTGTTCCAGAGGTTGCGAGCTGGGGGTCAGCAGAAGAAATTGTGACCGCTGTCAGGGAAAAAAAGCCTGTGTTTATTAGTATGGAAGGCGGTAAGTCAAAAACTCCACTATGGATGATGGGAATGTTGCCTCATAAATACATTTATAATAACATCGAGGAAATTATAGATATGATTTATGCAATAAACGATGAAACGAAACCAATAGATTCTGATCGCTGGAGATTATTAAGAAAAGAATTTAGATGAACCAAAATAAAATCTTTATTTTATCTAACAAAATAAGCCCCGCAATAAGCTCTTTCTTCTCTTCCGCAGGCTGCTCCTTGTGTAAGGTTGGTAAAATAGAAAAAGATTGCCCAATTTTATTTAAAAATTTCAAATATGATGTCTTTTTTGGCTCCAGCCTAGAGCATTCTGTTTCAAATCTTTGCGACAATTATCCTTATAGTAAATATATAATCCCTACAGATGGAGTCTCCCCCAGTAAGCAAAGTTTAAAAAGTATATTGTCTTTTTTTTACCCCGAAAAAGTTAATTTAATAAATAACGATATTTCTAGATCTGTATTAGATCCTAAAAAAGAAATGGATTTCAAAAACTTAAATAACTCTGTGGTGATGAATTTTTTAGAATCAGAAGAAAATTTTATTAAACTTTTTTTAAATTTTATAAGACTCGAGCCTGTTTATGATTTCAGAGAAATTTCCGTAACAAATTCTATCGATTGAAATATTAGCCTTGCTCCTTCTTATAGTTAATCCTATTTCTGTCTTAGGTTCAACTATATCTTCTATAAAATCAAATGCGCATTTATTTCTTAGCCATTTGTAGTAAAAATCTATTTCGCATTTTTTACACTCTAATAATACTTTTTTTTGGAGAAAAACGCTGGAGTATAGTGTAATATCTCTAAAGAGAGTTACTTCACTTGGTGGAGCTGTCAATTTAGAACTAATTATTAACATATAAAATATATTACACCAAATGATTTTCAAAAAAGTCGTCCAATATAGTTACAGAACGTATACTAGGTCAGATATGGTATTTAAAGATCATAAATGGCGAGTAAGAATTGCGAACGCTGATAGCTCAGGGACTGTAACTTTTGGGCCTTGGGAACAGACTCACGAGTTTTCTGGGGATTTATCAGGAGCTTCAAAAACATTTGCGGACATTTTTGGAGGAGATGAAACAACTTATACTTTTGATAGAGATAAATATAATATCAGTAATCTTAGACTTGTAACTAGAATTACTAAATACCAAAAATCAGGAGTTAATGGAAGAATTTTAAAAAGAGAAAAGAAAACTTACAAGCAAGATGGCACATTAAAAGACTCACAACCCGCGATTCAGTATAAACGAATAATTTGGCCCAGCGATCTAGGTACATGGGCAGATACAAATTTAGTCAGCTCAAATAGCATAGGAGAGGGTAATATAGTACAAATTACAGAAACTTTCCAAAATCCTTTTGGCAAATTTTTATGTGCAATCCAAGGAGATGATATTACTGAATGCGATCTTGGAACTATAACCGATGCTAATTATAATGCCTCTGCAAGTAATATCTTAAGCGCTTAATAGTCAATGAAATACACCTCAGAAAAATTAGAAAAGCGTAATGGGGATATTGTTTATAGGCATAAACAAGATAGCGGTTCTTTTGTCAGTTATAGCTCCGCCCCGACTCTTCAGAAATACGACCTTCAAGGATTTCGGTTAATTCTCAGACTCGAAAATTGGAGAGGTAGTGGCAACACAGTTTTTCAAAAAGTCCAAAAATTTAGCTTCGATTTTAAGGGGGCTAAAAAGTCCACACAACCTGCGATAGTTTATAGAACTCGCGCGCATTGGAATGATCCTTGGAGTAATTTACCTAATGATTCTACTTTTCCCAGTACAGACCCCTTTTTAACGCGAGAAGTCTACGAAGACAATTTTTCCACGAAAAAACTTTCAGCAATCACCTCTTCAAATAAACCTTGTGTAAAGACCGAAGATTTGCCAGAGGAATATAATGGAGCAACGAATAGATCCTCTTCAATTATACTACCCAGCGATGTTCCAAAAATATTCCAAGGAACAGAAAGTAGTTTTGTGGTGATTGAATCTCCATTTGAACCTGCTCCACAACAAACTCAATACGCTAATTCATGTGGTAATTGGACGGGGTGTAATAGAAAAGGAGATCACGCCACCCGTGCTCCTGGAGACAAGTTTTCCTTTTTTCAGTGGGGCCGATCCATACAATGCTATCCATGGTATTATAAAGCTTCTAATTGTGTGAGCGGAAGTCAAATTAATAAGTCGGGAGACTCTAATTATTCGGGTGGATGTAGCAATCAACTTGCATATCGAGGAACTCAGTGGTATGGTTCGATATCTGAAAGAACGTGTACAGATTCACTTGTAAGATGTTCATTTGGAGGAGAATGGATTGCTGACCCTCATACTACCCAAGCAGATGGTTTTTTATTTTGGTCTTATTATTCAGGAACATCAAAAGCAAATCCAGGTAGTGGTGGCAATATTCAAATTCAAAAATCAATGTTATTTAGAGAAAATCAAACTAAAATAGATACAAGCAATATGTGGACACGTGACAATACATCATCAACTGGATTTAAAGCTAGAATGATAAATTGGGAATCAAACCATAATCCTTTGCTAAAAGAAAGATGGCTTCTTTCTCCAGATGGAAAATTAGCAACTTATTATACAGTTCAATCACCTACAGTTGGAGATTTCGCAGACCTCGAAGCATCAACACCTACCAGCTTAACTATTTGAAATACACCTCAGAAAAATTAGAAAAGCGTGATGGCGATATTGTTTACAGGCATAAACAAGATAGCGGTTCTTTTGTCAGTTATAGCTCCACCCCGACCCTTCAGAAATACGACCTTCAAGGATTTCGGTTAATTCTCAGACTCGAAAATTGGAGAGGTAGTGGCAACACAGTTTTTCAAAAAGTCCAAAAATTTAGCTTCGATTTTAAGGGGGCTAAAAAGCCCACGCAACCTGCAATAGTTTATAGAACTCGTGGGCATTGGAATGATCCTTGGAGTAATTTACCTAATGATTCTACTTTTCCCAGTACAGACCCCTTTTTAACGAAAGAAGTCTACGAAGACAATTTTTCCACGAAAAAACTTACGGCAGTCACTTCCTCAAATAAACCTTGTATAAAAACCGAAGATTTGCCAGAGGAATATAATGGAGCAACGAACAGATCTTCTTCAATTATACTGCCCAGCGATGCTCCAAAAATATTCCAAGGAACAGAAAGTAGTTTTGTGGTGATTGAATCTCCATTTGAACCTGCTCCACAAGGAGGGCATTCCAGCCATTCTCACGTAGGTGTCGATTGGGGTAGTCATAATTACAATGTAACTAGTGATTGGCGAGCTCATGGTGACGCGAAATCATACTGGCAAAGATATAAACCTACTAGTGGAAAATCACCTTATAGAGCAATTTACTCAACGCTTTATGGTACAGTAAGCTTCCAAGGCACTGTTTTAATCAATAATCATGCACCGAATTCGTGGTCTTCTTCACGTGGTAACTATATGAACAACAGTTCTCAACTTTATCACATCATACAATTCCCCCCGATAAACTCATCAGCAAACTCTTATAGTGGAAATGGACAATGGATAGCTGAACCGCATACAGATGCAACAAAAGGGTTTCTATTTTGGTCTACATACGATAGTAGCAATCAAAAAATTCAAGGAAGTGGCGTAAGTATACAAAAATCAATGTTGTTTAAAGAAGGTCAAACAGTCATAGACACAAGTGACTTTTGGCACCCTGCGTCAGAAGGAGTTTCTGAAAATACAAATGGCTTTAAAGCTATCATTGTGCCTTGGACGGAAGGTATGGATACTCGGCTCCAAAGAAGATGGTTGTTATCAAGCAATAGAAAGTTATTAAAATATTACGCTACAGACTTCATGGCTGATTGGAACGTGTTGGGAACTGGAGATTTGGAGTTGTCCACTCCTACCAACTTAAGTGTTTGATTGTAAATTTATTTTTTAATAAAAAATATTCTTGACATTATTTAGTTTTATTGGTATTATATATACCAATGAATCAAAAGGTTTGCAAAAGAATAAAAAGCATCATTCATTATAATGATGAAGACCCTTCTTCAAGAAGGAATTATAAAAGAGCTAAAGCTCAATATAATAATACCCCGCCTCATGCAAAAGCGGATTTCTTAATTTTATTAGATGATTTTTATAATAAACAAAACAAAAAAAACAATGGATAACACACATAGTAACGATAACGATAACGCCGCAAACTCCGAATGGAGAAACAGGGAAATGGGGGCTCTTTGGAAGAAAGAGGGTAAAGCTCAAAAGTTTTATTCTGGAATGGTCAAGATTGACAAGGGAACGGATAATGAAAGAGAAGTTCCAATTGTTGTTTTTCTGAACAAGCTCAAGCAGGAAAACGAAAGAGCTCCTGACTTGATTATATATCAATCAAAAGACACAAATACAACCGTAAAAGATCATGACGAATTACCCGACAGCTTTATCACTTAATATAATTCTACTTTTTACCATGGCTCTCCCCTCAATGGGGGGGGAGCTCATAGTAAATTGGGTTAAAGGCACAGAACTTGAAAACGTTAAGGTCTCTGGTTACTCCCGAAACCCTAACTTTAAATCCATAGGGATAGATCCCAAAAAGGTTATAACAAGATACGATCACCAAAGAGCGGTAGTCGCTTATCTTAAAACCAAAAAAATCAAAGTTAGCATTCATAATAAAAGTGCTCATATTTTTTTACAAGATTTAGTCGGAGGTCGTTATAGCTGGCCAACAGGCTGGCCGATAAATCTATCGGTTTGCTTGAAAGAAAGACCTCTTTGGGTGGAATTTAAGTCTAGAGAGAAGGTCTTTGCTGAAACGGGTCTAACTAACGACGAGAAATGGAGAAAAATAACTTCAAATCATAAAATAAAAGGGTTGAAAGCTACTGAAGGGCAGTGGGCTGGTATAGTTTGTAGAGATCCGTGGGAAGTTTACTCTTCAAAAACAATGTTTGAATCAAAAGGTTTTGTTTCGTTTAATGGGCCTGATGACCCAAAGCTTCTAAATTCAAAAAAGAATTATCTCATTGAGAGGTTTTTTGATGATTGGGATATGTTTTGGGCTAAAATGAGCAAAAAAGCCAAAGAAAAAGGATTTAAAACATTAGACTCCTATATTGTAGATGAATATTCTGGATACTGCTTCGAGGAATTTGGTCAACCGTTTTGGTTTCACTTAACCCCACAGCATTTAAAGTTTTTATCTGATTCTAGAACAGGTCCTTTCAAGAAATTATCTTACTATGCTCATGCAAAAAGCAAAGAACAGAAGTCAAGCCAACAAGTAAGACATCAGATGAAGGAATTTTCATGGTATAAAGATAATGTAGCAAAACCATATTATGAAAATTCTGACCCTCAGTCATGGGCGACTAGGTGGAACTATATTATGTGGAATATTAAATGGATTTTGATCTTTGAAGTTTGGGAAGGAACTAGTCTAGGTGCAGAAGTTAGACAGGGAAGAATAAAAGACTTAATAAAGGATAGAGAAAGCGGTTACCCATACAGAATCTCTTTTGACTTCGAAGGAACTCTTGAGGAATTTATTTTACACACTGTAAGTTTGTATAATGGAAAGTCTCAAAATGTTTATTTGTCCAGCGGAACAGATAACCTTAACGGAGCTGTGGACGGCATCACTATTCATTTGTAATTTTTTTTAAAAAATTTAAAAAAACTTGACAAAACTTAACTTCTATGAGATAATGTATCCATGAGTAAGAAAAATAGAACATTAAACAAAGATGGTTCCTCTAGAAAATCGGGAAGCGGAAGAAAAAAAGGAGCAACTTCCTTTGTGAAGGTTCCCTTCTTAGATCTTAAAGATTATATAGGGGAAAAAACGCCCATTCCTGTCAGCAGGGTTTGGTTGGAAAGTTTAGGCATTCACACTAACGACACGTCAATTGAATTAAGCAAAACAGAAGATTCTGAAGCTAATTCGATTCAATATAAATTAACAAAATTCGATGAGGAGTAAAATTATGAAGAAAAATGCATTTGATCATTTAGTAGGGCAAAAAAACGTAAAGAAGAAACTTAATTTTTATTTAAAAGCTTTTAACAAAACTAGCATTTGTCCGTTTTTGGGATTTTTTGGAGCGAAAGGTTTGGGGAAAACAGCATTCGCTAATTCATTCGCCGCCAATTTAAGGAATCAAGATGGAAGCCGCAGACCTGTTTTGGAGTTAAATTGCTCTACAATAAAAAACAACGATCACTTTTTTGATCAAATTTTCATTCCTTTGATATTAGATAATGAGATCACTATATTATTTGATGAAGCTCATGAGTTGCCTAGAGATTTAACTATGGCTCTTCTCACTATATTGGACACGAGCTCTTCTCATGTTAGAGAAGTTACTTGGAAAGAAACTCGATTTCCTTTCAATTTCAAGAAACAAACTTTCATGTTTGCCACAACGGAAAGTGATAAACTTTTTCCACCGCTAAAAGATCGATTAACCTCTGTTGATTTCGAGTCTTATAATAATGTTGAATTAGGCGACATCCTATCCAATTCTCTAGAATGTAAAGTCGATAAAAATGTTTTGAAAGACCTCAGTGACGTTGTTAGGGGGAATGCAAGAAATGCGGTCATGAAAGCAAAAGACATCAATCTCTTTGCTGATTCCGAGAATTTGAATAATTTCACAAAGAAGGATTATTTGAGTTTTTGTGACACTTTGGGTGTATTACCTTATGGTATCACATGTACCGAAAAACAAATCTTAGAAGTATTACAAGAGAAAGGTGAATGCACATTATCGATGTTGGCGGCTAAAACAGGGTTAAGCTCGACTTCTCTAAGAAGTGACCATGAAAAATATTTATTAAAGCAAAATCTAATGGAGATAGACGTAAAAAGGAAAATAACCCCTAAAGGCAGAAAATTAATAAAGTCAATTAATTAATAGAACTCTATGTATAAAAATAAATACGACAAAAGAAACGCGGCAGAAATAGGCAATAAAGCTGAAAGAATTTTTGTTGCTCTAGCTGTCCAGAATGGTTTTAAAATAAAAAGTTCTACTGTAGATCAAAATAAAAAAAATAGAATAGATTATTTTCTAAAAAAAGAAGATTCTGTAAAAGGCGTAGATGTAAAAGCTAGAAAAAAAATATGTGCTTACGATAAATCGTATTCAGATACATGGACTTGGGTTGAGTTTAAAACAGCAGACGGCTTTCATGGATGGCTTTATGGCGATTGTGATTACATAGCATTTGAAAAGAAAGATTACTTCTTGATCGTTGACAGGATATCTTTAAAAAACTTGTGCGAAAAAGCGATAGATAGAAAAAAAGAGTTTGTAAAAACATGTGCAGAAGCAAAATATAGAATATATCAAAGGAGAGATCAAGAAGAGATAGCCTTAATAAAAACTTCTGACATTAAAAAAATAAAAAGAAAAACTATTTGGAAAAAAAACTAAATTATTGTAACATAATTTATATCATATGGATTTTAACGAACAAACTGATGCATTTAGATTTGACTTAGATGACCTTTGCGAAAGGTACTTAGAAGAGTTTGACATTAATACTTTTACTTTAATTGGAGCACTTGAGGAAAAAAAACTTGAATTTTCAAAAATTAAAAGTATTATAGATGACAAAGTTATTGAATTATTAGGCGAGGACATAGAATTTGAGCCAGAAGAAGGATTCTTTGACGATTAATTTTTTTACATAAATAAGTAAACTATGAAAACAAAAACATATATTACGGCACTTTTGTGTCTAATTTCTAACGTCGCCATTGCAGGTTCTTTATCTGTAGGGTATGCATCTGATTATTTCAGAAGGGGGGCTGTAATTTCTTCGGAGTCAGTTCAGTCGTCTCTATCTGTAGGTTCGGATTTGGCTGGCTTGAGAGCTTCCGCAGGAGTCTCAACGAACCAACCAACAGCAGGGGGGTCTGACTCTTACCTAATGGAAGCTGGAGCATCTAAGCAGTTATCTGATCTACTTAATGTGTACATTGGATTGGAGCACTTTGAAGAAGTGGCTGGAGATTCTAATTTAGATGCGAGAGTATCGTTAGGGTTGAGTTCTGTTCTTTCTCCAACACTTACTGTATATAGGAATACAAGTGATGATTTGTATACATTCGAATTATCTGTAAAACATGGAGTGGATAATGAAATTGCGGATCTTTGTTTTCATGCATTATATGGAAATACGGACGTGACATCTTCAATTAATGAAGATTATTACGGACTAGGAGTTATTGCCTCCAAGTCTGTGTCGGAAAATTCCACGCTCGGATTGTCGTATGATTATTTTGACTCAGATTTAATTTCTGATGGAGAGTCTGTAGTAGGTCTTTCTTTGTCTGTAAACTTCTAATTCATCAACAAATAAAAAAAATGAATGATATAACAAGTAAAATCAAATGTGCCATTTGTGGCATTAGCGCCGTACTTCTTTCCGTAATTGGATTGCTCGTACTCTCCCAAGTAGTGTTTGGAGAAAATGCATCCATCGATGTAATCTCAAACCTACAAGGCATAGTAAACGGGTTTGTCGGCCCAGGAGCTAGCCTAGCAGGAGTAATAACCCTAGTTCTAATCGTTGCCCTTCTTAGTAGCGGTTCTAGTTCGGGATCATGCTCTACGAAGAAGTAAAGTAAATTTTACTTCTCACAAAAAAAGCCCTCGAAAGAGGGTTTTTTTTTGCTTTAATTAGATTGGCTTCGTATATATTATATATGGAAAGCGATTCAATTTTTATAATCTATTTTAAATTAAAGGTATTTCGTTGGGAAAAATACAAAACTTTAATAAAATCCAACGAAAAAAACAGAGCAAAAGAGACCCTGTTGATAAAAATAAATAAGGAATTCCCTATTTACGAATTAAAAAATATAAGAATTTATGAATTGTATAAAAGTAATTACAAGGGCAAAAGATTCTCAGATAAAGAATGGGATATTTTATTAAAACTTTCTTACCCAAACCACAAAGGAAAGCTTTTTAAATTCAAAGTTAATGATGAATTCGGAATCAAAAATTATTCTAAAAGAAATAAAAATGGGACTTTCAAAAAAGGATTCTCGCCTTGGAACAAAAATTTAAAATTACAAATGACAAAAAAGGATGAGTCTGGGAAGTTTGACACCCCTAGATCTTCAGATGGTAAATTCAAAAAAGGGGTAAAGCCTAACGTGATAGGTTCGAAAATTTAACAATGAACATTAAGATTTTAGCTCAATCGACTGATTACAAAAAAGTTTTCAATTGCATTTATAAAAACTACATAAAAGGAAATCGTCAATACGACAAAGACTCAATAATTAAATTGGATCTTTATTTTCGTCAACTTCACTCTAATTTTAAAAAAGAAAACAATTCAAAAGAAATCGAAGGTAAACTCATAAAAGTTAGACGTATAGATTCTAATGTTATTGATATTTATATATACGAAACTATCAGTAAAAATTATTACACATTGAATTTCAGCTCTCTTGACAACCTCTGTCTTATTGAAATAGATAATAGTATTAACATATCTGACGAAGAATTGTTTTCTCATTTACTCTGGGATATTATGTCTGTAGAAAATAGGTAGAAAAAAAGCTTCTAAAGTGTATACTATATAAGTGAACTTGTATAGATTACCCATTCATAAAAAATCCCCGATGATAATCAATTCTGTTGTTGAGATACCCAAAGGGTGCGCTCAAAAGTACGAGTACAACACAAAGGGCTACTTTGAATATGATCGCAGTTTAAACACGGCAATGGTTTACCCAGCAAATTACGGGTTTATCCCCAACACATTAGCTGAAGATGGAGACGCTTTAGATGTAATATTATATAACCAAAACCCGATAGAAAGAGGGACTGTGGTGGAATCTAAAGTTCTCGGAGTTTTGGATATGGAAGACGAAGGGGAAAAAGATTACAAAATATTAGCAATACCCCTTAATCATATAGGTCTTTTCTCTAGCTTAAAAGATGCCCCAGAAACTCTTTTGAAAATGTATAAAAACTTTTTTGCTCACTATAAAGACTTGGAAGGCAAAAAGGTTGTGGCGAAGAAATGGTTAAGTAAGGAATCGGCTTATGACATTATAAATAATTGTGCGAAAAAAAAATAACACAAAGAGAAAAGAAGATATATTAAAATTACGGAGCCAAGGTAAAACTTACTCCGAAATACAAGAGGAGTTAGGATGTAGTAAGTCAACGATATCTTATCATTGTGGAGAAAACAAGACAGAAAAAGAAAGAGTAAAAAAAAGAAACAAAACTAACGGGCATAAATTGAGTAGAAAAGTTAGTGCTTTCAAAAGTAGAATTACGAGAAACACATTTAGAGGAAAAATAAAGACTTTTAAAAAAAGAAAAAGAGACAGAAGAACTCATGCTTATGTAAATAATATTTCTGAAAACTTCACCGTAAAAGATGTTTTGGAAAAATTCGGAGATAATCCTGTTTGCTATTTAACGGGAACTCCTATAAACTTAAATGAGCCTGAAACATACCAATTTGATCATATCATCCCAACCTCAAAAGGGGGGACTAATGACTTGTCCAACTTAGGGATCTGTACTCGATCAGCTAACTATGCAAAGAATGATTTAAGCATAAAAGAATTTCACGAGTTATGCGAGCAAGTTTTGAAATGGAAAAAATACATTAAGACGATAAATAGTCTTGACATGTAATTCTTATTTTGCTATAATAAGAGCTAATGAAAGCTCTTTCTTTATTTTCAAATGTAGGTTTTGGCGATGTTTACTTAAAGAATATTGGCATTGATGTCTGTGTGGCAAATGAGCTACATAACGATAGATGTTTGATGTATAAAGACCTTCATCCCGAAGCCGAAGTGGTTTGTGGAGATATAACCGAAGATTCTACCAAACAAAGCATTTACAATCTTTGTTCGAGCGGTATAGACGATAAAGGCATAAATTTAATTATAGCCACACCTCCATGCCAAGGGATGAGTGTCGCTAATGCGAAAAGGCACCCCAAAGACCCTAGAAATTCATTAATATCTCATGCTTTAGATGTATTTAATCATCTTTCTCCAGATTACATGTTGATTGAAAATGTTCCAGCTATGTCTGAAACATATTTAAATATTGACGGAAAAATTATAAATATGATTCATTATATTAAATCAAGATTACCTTCTGATTTCAAATTAAATCATAAGGTTTTGAATGCTCAAGATTATAACACCCCTCAATCTAGAAAAAGGTTTATAGGTTTAATATCTAGAAATGGAAAATGGAAGCATCCTGAGCCTCAACAAGAATTGATTACAGTTAGAGATGCTATAGGGCACCTACCTTCTTTAGAATCTAAAAGAAAATCCAACTTACCTTGGCATTATGCAAAAAAACATAATTCTAACCATATAATTTGGATGAAAAACACTCCGACAGGTCAAACTGCATTTAATAATAAAATTCATTACCCCAAAAAAGATGGCAGAAGAATAAAAGGGTTTATGACTACATATAAAAGAATAGATTGGGATAAACCTTCTCCTACTGTCACAATGTGCAATGGAGCTATATCTAGTCAAAATAATGTTCATCCAGGCAAAAAACTAATAGACGGAACTTATTCTGATGCTAGAGTTATGTCGGTTGAGGAATTATCTATTTTATGCGGTTTGCCACCTGAATTTTTAAATAAATTTAAAAATAAATATTCAGAAGGCTTTATTAGAAAAGTATTGGGGGAGTGCTTTCCTCCTACGATGTGTGCTGAGATAGTTAAAACAATTACGAAGTGAAAAAACTTGACGCATTTAAAGAGGCTACTGTAGACACTATACTAGGTACTGTAATAATGGTTCCGCTTAATTACATCGTTATCGCACTCTGCTTAAATTTAAATTTCAATGCTTTACAAATTACACTTTGGAGTTCTTCTATACTTTTTAGTTTTGCAGTAGTTAGAAAAGCTATAGTTAGAATATATTTTCAAAAAAAGCTTGACTCTAAAAAATAAATATGCTATAATTCAAATTATGAATAAAATAAAACTAATATTAGATGATGATAAGTTCGCTTCGCTAAGTTCAAAAGAAGTTGTTTATGCTGGCGAAGACAATGAATTCTTTTACGAAAGCACAAATGAACCAGTGCCTTTCGGAGAGCCAGTGGGCATAGAAGTTCCTGTCTATGATTTCGATCATTTGCAATATGATGATGATCAAAATGATCGTAGCAGAGATGCCGACAAGTGGAGATACAATGCGAATCAAGAATTCGAAGCTTTAATTAATGATTGGATAGCTCCAACAAAAATTGACCTAGTTTTATTTAAAGATGTTTATTGGAGTCCTCCATACGAAGAAAAACGAGAAGAAGAGAAAGATGATGATTTTATTTTTTAATTTTCCTAACTAAATATTCGCCTAAATGCTCGGACATAATTTTAATATTTTTCATCGCCTTGCTTTTTTTCGTGGGATCTTTGATGGTTTTTGCTTTTTCGTACAACTCTATAATATAATCGCTCGTAATTTTATTTTTTATTTCAACCTTTTCCATAATAAAAACATACACCATGAACAATAAAGAAAGAATAATTTGGTTCACTTGTTTAATTTTTTTAGCTTTTTATATAAATACTATTATTAAAAATTTAAATGAATATAAAATATTAAGAGATAATTACAACTTCTCCTTCAAGTTACAACAAGACGAAATATCCCATATGGTCAGAACAGAGACTAATAAATTAAAATTAGAATATGATCGAGGTTTCAGAGACGGCAATAGGCATGCCCTTATATTAAGTATGAACAAAGACTCCCTCCTTAGTTACTCAGACGGTTATCACGCCGCAATAGATCAATTCGACTACAACAACACAAAATAATGAAAGAAACAGATTACGCAGCTATTGATTATATCGCAAATAAATATTGTCCTTATTTGATAATTTTCGTGCTATTATTTACAAACTTTGAATTAACAGAATTAACTCCTTGGTGCATATCTATTTGTGTATTTTTTATAGATAAATATGCATTTAAAATAGGAAGGTCTGTAGGAGAGTATGAAAACAACCCAAATTTCAAACAGGAAGTTGACAGTAATTTCGATGATGAATAATAAATTAAAACAGAATTCTTTTAAAAATAAAAAATTCTCCATTGATCAGTTTTGGAAAATTTATTTTACGGAATGCGATCATTTTTCTTGGGAAAAAGAATATATAACAATCGTGAAAGCTAGGTCTTTTGACTATGCCATATCTATATTAAAGAAAAAACTATCAAAAGATAAAGTTAATACTTCTTTCAAAAACTTCAAGGGTCACATGTTTCATAAAAATTATCAATTTGTAAAAAAGGGCGGAACTACAAAATCAAAGTTAATAACTATTAAAGATTGGGAAGATATTAGAAATTGTGCGTTCCCCAATGAAAATAATTTTTTATTCAAATTCCTTGTCTCAGAAAAAATAAAAGAAGAGGTTTAAAAAAATGACTGATCAAGAAAAATTTTTAAAATATCTATCGGAATTTCAAGATGATTTACACCGTTTAGTTTCCAAAGGCAGAAAAGCATTTAATGTATTGTCTGTAGAGGAAATAGCTAGCAATTTAAATTTAACCTTGATGAAAAAGATGGACTCAATTATCTCTTTTAGAGATTCGGAAAAAGGGTTTAATGAATTTTCTTTTGAGAGTTTTAGATATATCGTATGTATTTATTCCAGAAAAGCCCCCTCATGGGATCACTATCGAGAACTAGGCTCTAAGTATGTTTCTCGGCGCAACAACTCTGTAATCCATACGGAAGAAGGTTCAAAAACTTCTTTTGAGATCGCTTGCGAAACTTGCGGGGAAAACGCCGATTTGGATTTTGACTCCAAGCAAAAAATTGAATATTATTTTGAAATAATAAAGGACTACACTAATTGGTTTACAGAAATAGAGGTCAAAATATTAGAATCCTTAATGAAAGGCGAGAATCAATTTAATATATCTAATCAAATGGGCGTAACCCATCAAGCAATATCGGCAAGCTTCATAAATTTAAAAAATAAACTTAGAGCTAGGATAAAAATAAAATTAAATGAAGATTCTTCTTGGGAAAACATAGAAATAGGAATGAAAGCTATGAGTGATTTATTTTCCTCGGAAAAAGATTTAGGAAAAATTAATAGCCAAAGACAAAAAGATTTTGAAAAAATATTCAAAATGGTTTCTAAAAAACCCAAGCATTTTACAGCTCAAGAAATCTGCGATCTTTTTAAGGGCAGGTATCACCAACATCAAGTTATGGGGATTTTTAACAAAAAGAAGTATAAGGGATGGCTAAAGACGAAATACTAATTCTATGACGTTTTCTGATCAACAGATAGAAATAATACAACCAAATATTGAAAAATATGTAAATAGTGTGGTTTATTGCAATAATGATGCTAAAGATATTATTCAAAATGTAAATTTAATTTTAATAAAAAAAAGGCTTGAATTTGATCGCTCAAAAAAACTTTTAAATTGGGCTATTACAATTTGTCGTTTTCAAATAAAAAAATACTTACAAAACAAAAAGAGATGGGGTAGAAGATATATTAATTTCGAACATCAAGATTTTCCTATTATATCAGACCCTTTTCACGATTTAGTTTCGGATGAAAAAAAGGCTTTAGATAAAAGGGTGAAAGCTTATTTGTCCGAAAAGCAATATAATATATATTATTATTTAAATAAAGGTTATAATGTTAAAGAAATTTCCCAAAAAACAAAAACTCCTGTCAATTTAGTGTCTAGATCAAAATCAGAAATGATTAGAAAACTTAAAATTTTATTAAATGAAAAAAAGAAGTAGTTGTCAAAAAAAATTCCGATCAAAAACTTTCCCTTTCGATCAATATTGGAATATAAATTATACAGAAAAATATTCTGATGGTGTCGAAAAAGATTTTAAGACTTTTATAAGAGCGAAATCGTATGATTCTGCAAAAAAAACATTAATTAAGAAATTAAAGAAAGACGATCCCCTTATAAAGGTAAAAGCTATTCAGGGATTCATGTTTCATGGTAATTATAAAATCCAGGCAAATAGAAAGTTAAGTTTTGAGAATTGGGAGCAAATAAAAAAAGCTTCATTCCCTAATTATAACAATGTTCTATTTAAAAAAGAAATAATCAGAAAAGAAGGGTACACAAATCGATTTAATAAAACTGATCTTGATCATATTTTATCCATAGGCTTCAAATCGGGTAAAGAAAATTGGTCACATATAAACAGAAAAGGAAAGACGAGAGCCTTAGAGGATAGGAAAGGTATGATCTACAAAGGTCATTGGGTCAAATGGGACAAGGAAGAGATGAATGCGGTAAAGGAGAAAATGATAGAGGCTTTAACAAATAATAATAATGTCAGACTAAAAGCTTCAAAAGAGATGGGTATTTCTAGAAATTTATTTTATTCATATATGAAAAGAATATACACTGTCGATTGGAATAAAGAATATCCTTTCCCAAAGCAAAAACCTCCTATTTTGCCTACAAAAATCAGATCTTCAATCCAAAAAAAAACAATGAAAAAATTAATGAGTAATGGGCATATACCTTTTTCTAATTTAACTAAAGAGAAAGAAAAAAGA